TAGGTCTACCTCTACCAGTTCGCCTAACGTGAAGCCCATCAGCGGTATTGTGTCAAAGCTTACGCCGATTAACAATACCCCTTCTTCTCCCTTAGCCGTGGGGTCTGCCAGTTTCCCTACGTAGTTGTACTTAGCGGTCGGGCTTTCCGCTATTTTCTTCTGTAGCCTGGTATCAATTTTAAGCATCTTAACGCTGCCTTTACCGCTGCCCCCCATTACTTTATGCCCGGACATGAATTTTCCAGCTTGCTTAATCTCTTCCTTGGCTAGCTCTACGCTAGCTTCGAACTCCTGGGTACTTTGCATTTGCTGGCCGTTCTCATCGTAAACAAATCCGTACAGCCCGTTAATAGCTTCGTTAGCTTCGAAGTTTGCCATTAGTTCCTATACCCCCTTTTTACTTTAGAAGTTTACGTTAATTTTCTGGTAGATACGTTCCATCGAATCTACCGGGGTAATGTCAGCGTAGAAAAACGCTTCGTCAATCTTAGGGCTAAATACGGCGGTCTTCCCGTGGTATTCCGGGTCTGGTCGGTAGAAAAAGCCGTCTTGGATAACTTCCATAGCGGCCAAAGGACGCAGGTAGCTGTTTTCGACAGTGGCCGCGTAAGTTTCCCTAGCCTCCTGGGTATTACTTTTTGACTTCTTGTACGTATTTCCGAAGGCTTCCAGGTCTTTACTGATAGCATCCAGCGCGTTATTTATGCGAATTTTTCCGAATTCCGCGCTTTCATCAGCAGGCGGCGCCGTAAGAGTATTTACGCCTTCGTCGATTTCCACGAAATCGCCAGCCGCCACAAATACCAGCGTGCCTTTTTCTTTAGCTGTAATACGCTGTCCTGGCTTAAGCTTTTTGTTTAAGGCGGTATATGGTACCGTTTCGTCGGTTACCGTACGATTAAGGGCGATAGACGCTACACGGGCAGCTATAAAGATAGCCATTTCAGCGGCAGTATAGCCGTCGCAGCCGTTCCCTACGTTAACTATTCCCCTATGATTAAAGGATACAGACTTAGCATTAGCGGCAGCGCCGCCGTCCGTATCCCAGGCAGCCGGGCCGCCGTTTACGAAGGTTATATACAGGCCTTCTGTTCTTACCCGCCGTAGCCAGTCAGTAACGACGGTTATAATAGCGTCTTCGCTTACGCCGTCTAGTGAAAAGCTATTAGCCGTTCCGTCTGCTTCCAGCTCGTCTAAGAACGCGCTGTACTGGGTTACTGTAACCACGGAACCGTTATTACCGCCTGCGAAGGCTACGCCCGCGCTATTAACTGGTAAGGTAGCTCCTGCACTGGTTACCCTTACGTAGTCGCTTACGTTAAGCTTAGCGGCTAAATCCGCGTTTGTGGCTGCGGTTACACTAACCAGTTTTACGCCACCTTCTACAATGTCAATAGTTTTCCCACCGGTTACCGCGTCGTCCTTAACTACGGCACTAAAGGCCCTGGCCGAAGGATACAAGGTTTCCAGCTGCAGAGAATCTACTCCCAGACTACATGTGCCTTTTACCTGCCCTGTAGCCATTCGGTAGGCCAGTAGTTTTTGTGGCGAACCTTTGTACGCGTGCTTATAAATCTTAGCCGCCGTAAGCGCTGTTTTGTCAGCATTGTACAAGTCTCTAAATTCCCCGCCTTGTGCTATGGGTGTTAAGACGTTAACAGGCCCCCAGTCTGACGTAAACGGGTAGGCTATCGTTCCCCTGGTTCCCATGGATACACTTGATACCGCCGCTAAGATAAGCGTGTATACGCCGCTTAATGGCTTACTGCTGCCTTCGATATACGTACCAGCCATGCTTAGATACCTCCTTCGTTATTTACTGGTTTAGCCTGGAACGCTTTGAGCTTTTCCTTAGCCTGGTCGATAGTCAGGCTATCAGTAACGCCATAAAGTGCCCCGGCCATTACCTCCGGCATTACGCCGAATACCGCAGGCCCTGCGTTTTTTAGGGCTTGCGGCTCGAATACCGGAATAATTTCTTTTTCCTTTTTCTCTGCCATGGAGATTTACCCCCTTGTTAAATTGTCGTACTTTGGCTAGTAGCTAAGGCTGTTATTTTCGTAGTCACCGTCGTAGCTGGCGGCGGTTCTGCTGGCCTTACCCTGCCGTACGTTACTTCGTACTTAATGCTAAAGGGCACGTCTAAACTGGAAATAGCTTGACCTTGGTTATCCGTAAAGTCAAGCTCTACGGCTTTTAAGTTAGCCGCTACTGTACCGTCAGCCGCGTAGACAGGCAATACACCTACCTTTTCTTCCAAGTCGCCTAGTAAGGCTTCCTGGTAGGTTAAAAGCTGGTCTAAGCTATTAACGTATAGCCTTCCGTACTGAGTAACCCTATTTACATACTGGTAACGGCTTAGATTTCGGTTCTTGCTTCGGCTGGGCGTTTCCCATAGGATAACTGGCCGCGCTACCTTTGGCTGGGCATCCGATAGACGTACGGAATTAAGCCCGGCTACTGACTTTACCCAGCGCTGCAATGCTTCCAGCTCTTTTTCATACGCCATCAAATACCCTCCAATTCACGCCATAAGCGCCGTAGTTCGTAGTTTATAATCCTTGGCATATCGTCTTCCAGGTATTCCAGGGACTTTTCGAACATGTGGGCGCCCTCGACAGTTTTACCCGTTAGTACCATGCCGCCGTCGAAGCCTGGCTGGTAGTGGAATGTCCCGCTACGCCATTCGCCCGGCACAAATTGCCCAGCTTTCTGCGTAAATCCATTGTTTACCCATTCCGCATACGGTACGTTCGTTCCTACCAGGGCCTTAGATACCTTAGCGCCTACCGTAACATTGAATACATTATTTTGACCGCCCATGGACATGCTATTTTGTAAGCGCCCGGAACGCCTGGGGGTTAAATCATGCAGGTATTCAAGTTCCCTAAGCCCTCCAGTACGTAGTATCCGGTCTTTCATTCGGTCTACGTCGCCTTTCTCCAGGTTCTTAAGCCAGGTTTCCCAGCGTCTAAAGTTAGCGTCTAACCTAATAGTTGTACTGCTCATAAGAAGCGTACGCCCCTGTTATTATCCGGCTTAAGCAAACGGTCGTACTGCATTGTGTACGGTATAAGCATTGTCTTAACCGTATCCAGTGGGTCGGGTCGCTTTACCTGGTAATATCCGGCGGGCGCTGCTTCGGTAATGTTCCCGGTTACCGCGTCTACTTTAGCACTTTCCCCCTGGGCCATTATTTCGAAAGCCATAGCTACCGCCGTTTTAAGGCCGTCGTCTATGTAAGCTTCCGGTAGCGGGCCGCCTACGATACCCTGGGCGAAGCTATTAGCCCGCATAAGGTACGTGTTTATGTCCGTAGTTTCCATAACCGCAGCTTTCGGGTAGTACGTACTGGTCAATTCCACCGCTGTAAGATACATAAGCTAGCCCCCTTACTTTAACAGGGCGGCTGCCTTACCCTGTTCGATTGCCGCCGTAATAATTTCGGCCTTCTTTGCATCGTACTTAAATTCTACGCCGATAAGTTTAGCAGCTTCGGCTAATTCGTCACGTTTGTACTGGTCTTCTATGGCCTTAGCCAAAAGCGCTACGTCCTCTTCCTGCCCTTTTTGGCCTTCGTCAGGTAAATTACTACCGCCTTCGCTTTTTAACTCATTTACGGCGTCTTTTTGTGGCTGTTCGCTAGTAAATTCGGCCAGTCCTGCAGCTACTAAAGACTTAGCGCTACGTTCCGGTAGTACTATGCCTTCCCCAGCTACTGCATTTCGTCCCTGGTAGGTTACTGAACCTTTTAGAATTACAAACATCATTCGTTGATACCCCCACGTAATTAACTAAGGGCTGCCGTTAGCAGCCCCCGTAATTTTTAAAACTTAGGATTAAAGCATTACTGTACAGGGCATAATAAGTTTAGGATCGTTAATTTTCGGGAAGCTGGAAGCTACTACTTCTACGATTTCCCGCTTAGGCCGTTCCTGGGTAAAGCTCCGGGCGAATAATCCAGGGTTCATTTCGTTTTCAATGGTCGGGCCTAGTACCTGGATACCGATTTCCCGGCCCCGCTTAAGAAATACGCCTTTCTTGTCACTAAGTAAGCGCTGGGATACACGGGTACCGTTATTGTTTACGTCGCGGTAGGTTACCACGGTATCGAAAGCGCGTACCCTAGCCATTTGACGGCCCGTAAGGAAGGCGTTAAGTTCTTCCAGGGTTACCAGCTTGTCTGATAAGCCCGTAATGCCCTTTCTTACTCCGGCGTCGTTCATAATGGCCCGAATAACCGCAATACTAGCTACGAAGTCGTCTGGTGCCATGCCGTTAAGGTCTACGTAGGCCTGGTTCCATGCTTCCAAATCCAGCAGAATAGTAGGGTTAGCGTCGTCCCATTTGACAGCTGCGGTTTTCTTATTACCAGCTGGTACGCCAAAGTCTACGCCTAACATAATCCCGTCTTTAGCGTAAGTAAGGGCACCTTCGCCAAGTGCCTGCCAGCGCATCCACTCGATACGGGCGTCAATGTTAGTCTTTACCGTAGCGGTCTTACCAAGCAGCTGCTTTTCTGCGATAAGGCGACGCTGGGCGTTACCCTTATCAAGAAGGGCACCTAGCTCCTTTTTGTCTACGATATAGGACTGTCCAATATCGACAATCTTACCGGATACCGTACTCATGGGGTCGCGGTCAGTTAGCGGAAGTTCTGCCCCATTGTCTACGATATTAGCCATGTCAGCTTGTCGCGTAATTACGGTTTCGTGCCACTCCATTTCGTAAGAGTCTTCGGCTGGTAGGTAGTCGCCGCCAATATACGTAGCGGGTACTGGAATTTCCTTGATTGTCTCAGTTAAAAGCGGGTTGTCGAAGAATTGGCTGTATTGCGCAAGTCCGGCCATGTCTTTTATACCTCCTGTTATTTAATTTTAGATAAAGCGTACGCTGCCAGCGAAGGCCGCCTTAAACGCGGCGGTAAGTCCGATACACATACCGGAATATACGGCGCCGTGTACCATGCCCTGACCGAATGTTACGTCAGGGTTAGCCCCCGCGTCGTCGGGTACAAACTTAATGGATTCGTCCAAAACTACCGGGTTAGATTTCCCAACTGGAAAAGCTCCGTTACCGCTGTCCGTAACGCCACTGGCTACGCCTAACGCACCTT